TAGCATATCATCAAAATCTAAAGAAGTCTGACGATTTAAGAAAAGCATGTTCTCTTCAATAGCTCCTTGAGTATCTAAATTTTTAAGAATAGAATCAAACTCAGCCAATCCTGCAGCAGCTGTAAAACCAGATAATACATTACCTCTACTTTTAACAGCAGCAAAAAGTCCTTCAGTACCTTTAGCAGCAGTAGTTGATCCACCTGATTTTAATTCGCCTTCTACAACAGACATTTCTAAATAATCTTCAAAACGCAAGCGAGTTTCAGATTCAGCTTTCAAATACCAAAGATAACCAGAGGTTCCATCTTCAGTAGCAACTTCAACCCATCCAATCTGAGCAGTGTCAGATCCGTTAATAGCGTATTTATCTTTAATGATAATAGGAGAGTTAGAATATTGAGTAAAAGAAGGAGTCACAGAAATTCTATTAGCATCTGTAGTGCCTTTTGCGTACTCAGAACCGTATACAAATATCTTAAGAGCTGGGCTGCCTGTAACAAGATCAACTTCACCAGCGCCTCCACCGTCTAAAGCTTCTTGAGTATAAGGTTTAACTGTTAATTCGCCAGCAGCTAATGCTGAACCAGGAGTTGCTCCTGAAGCAGTAACAATACATTTTAATTCTGCACCTGTAGCTGGATTCATAACAACTAGTGTAGCTCCTGGAGATACAACGTTCTCAACAAGAGTAGCACCGCTACCACCAACGGGGATAGTTAATGTAGAAACCTCATTAGGAGATGTACCTGCAACTGTTGCGACAACAGCATTGTACGCAATATGCAAACGGTTTTGTTCTGACCAAACTACCTGATCTGATGTCATTGGCATTTCAGCGCCAACCATGCGCAAGAATCCAGAAAGCGTACGATTTCCGTAACGCTCTACTTCAGCTTCGTAAATTTCAGGTAGGTACTGTTGTGCGAAATCATTTCCAGAACCGTCTGTAAAGTTTAAATAATTGCTCGCTAGAGCTTGTTGTTTTTGTGATGGGATGATTGACCCAAACACTGGACTTACATTTGCCATATTTTTATTTTTTAATTGTTAAATTTTTTTGTTTGAATTTTTAATTTTGATGTATCAAGACCGCTAATTGCTTTTACTTTTAAACCATTTATAAATACATTATCCCCTGCAACTTGCCTTGGGGCAGCATTTGAAACGTTTTTAGACTTGTTGACAACCTCTTTAACAGCGTCAGCTTTTCCTTGTTCGTAAAAATGATTAGCCATTCTATCAGCATTCATTGCCGCATACAATGCCTTGTGATACCCAGCTTGATCGGCTAAATTGCCATCTTTGTCTAAGAACTTCTTAACAAAGTTATTTATATCAGACTGAGCTTCGGCAACTTGATCTGCATTTTGAATACCGTATCTAAATTTCTTTTCCCCTAAATTAAAATCAAATCCTTTGAAATCATTGGTAAAAAGTTCTTTAGTACGTTTTTTAAATACCTCTTGTTGCTTTTCAGCGTATGTTTGCTGCTCTGTATATCTATTGAAAAAGTCCATAGCTTTTTGTTGCTCTTGAGTTACGCCTGGTCTCAACTTGATCTCATCGTAGTATTTACTCTTTGTTTGCTCTAAAAAGTTTTTGGCTTTTGCAACTTCTTCTTTAAATGCGAGTTTTTTCTTTTTAATATCTCGCTCTTCGTCTAATTCTTCGTCATATTCAAAGTTATCTTCCATTAAAAAAGCAACTTCATCAGCATCTAAATGTGGACGAGTTTGTTTATAATATTCTCTTAATAACGTTTTGTTATCAACCGCACTGTAGTCAGCGTTTAATCTGACATAATCTTCAACCGTTCCCCCTGTTTCTTCCATAAAGCTAACAAGCTTTTCAATATTTTCGGGCAACGGCTTGCCAGTTAATGCTTGTTCTTGAACAGCTTCTTTAATGTCTTCTTTAACATTAGCTGCTTCTTCTGCTATTTTTTCTTCAGTAATTTCTTGAATTACTTGCGGCTCTTCAGCCCGCACATTCTCAACGGGCTCTTCGCTTCCTTGTCCCACTTCTTGCAGTTCCACTTTGGGCTCTTCTGTGCGTAACACGCTGCTCTCTGCGCTTTGTTCTTGAATGGCATCTGATTCTTTTGTTTCGGTAGGTATAACAACTTTTGTTGGTTCTTGCTCTTTAGCTATTGCAGCTAAGTCTACTTTCGCAACTTCTGGTGTATTAACTAATTTTTTCATCTTAGGCTTTGACTTCATTTTAAAGTCGCCTTCTTGTTTTACTTGTTCTGACATGATATAATAATATAAGATTAATAAAAATACCTATTAACTAGGTTCAAATTGCCCAAGATCGAATCCTCCTCCCATGACATCATATCCGGATGATTCAAAGTTTTTAGGCAATGAGTTGTTTTTTCTTTGTTCAATTAACTCACTTTGTTGAGTTGCTTGTATTTTAGTTCTTTCGTCTTTTCTATCTTCAATTTTTGCTAATTTAGATCCTTCTGCATCAGCTTTTAATTTTGATAGTTGTATTTGATAATTAAATTCTTCAGCCATTAGCTGCTTCTTAAGTTCAGCTTCTTGCATTAGTTTATTAATTTCAAATTGAGATTTAGCTTGTTCTATTTGTATTTCTGTACCAGCGATAGCTTCTCTTTTTTGCACTTCATATAATGCAGCTTGTTCTGCAGTTTGCTGGTTTGCTTGAGCCTGAGCCTGTATATTAGCCATTTGCGCAGCTTGAGCAGCTTCTTGTTTCCTTCTTTTCTTAAGCTTCAACATTTCATTTGCTAGCTTAAGATTTTTTACTTCTCGAATATCAATAGCATCATCAAGATCAATACCTCCAGATTGCAAAGCTATTTGAATGTTAGATTCTAATTGTGCTTTAGCTTCTTCATCTGGTTCTAGTTCTAAATAAATGCCAAAATCGTGAAGATTTAAGTACTGCATTTCTTTTAAAGTCGCTGTATTAAATGTTGTAATACTTTGCTCTAATGAATTAGCAGTTAAAGGATTTTCTAAAACGTCAGCAATTCTTAAAGATATATTTTCGCAAGTTTTAAGAGTTAAAAATAAACTTGACTGTAATATATGCCTTGTTGCTGTATTTGACGCGTTAGCGGCCATCTTTTGAAGTCCTACAAGGCTATTTTTATCGAGCGTACTGCCGTCTCTTGCTTCATTTAAGCCTGTAACGTCGCGGATCATCTGTAAATAGTACTGATATGTATTAATTAAAGATGACATTTTAGCTTGACCATTACCAGTAGCTAATTCTTGTACTGGTACTTTTCCTCTATTTAATTCTCCGTCTTGAGTTAAAGATCTACCGACAACGCTACCAGTTTGGAAGTACATATTTAAAGCTTCCGCTGGATTATAATTTGTGCCATTGCCTAAATCTACTTCTGCTAAGCCATCCATATCTAAGAATATACCGTCAGGTACAATTCTAGACATTACTTGTTGTAGCTTTAAATGAGTTAATTGTATCATATCGGCAAAGCCAGTAACACGACTTACAATAGATTCGATGCGCCCTTTGTACATTCTAGGAGCACATATTGCATAATTCATTTCAACTTTTGTAGTATCAGCAAATGGTCTAGTCATATTTTCAGCTAGCTCCCATTTAAGCATTGTATTTGTGCCTAAAACTTTTGCGCCTGAATATAATACTTCAATTGTTCTTGATACTCTTTCAAAGTTATCGCTTGGCGGTGGATTAAATTCGTCAGTTTTTTCAATAACCTTTTCTAATCCATTATCTCCGTATTTTATTTTAAACACTTGGTTCATATAAGTCTTGTATTCAAAGTACAAAACTTGAACTGTATTTTCATCATAATTACCCCAGCCTGTAATATATTGTCTATTACCTGGCATTTGTTGAATTTTATAAAGCTCTTCTTCTGTAATGTTTGGAAATTGCTTTTTTAATTCAGGTATAGTTATAGCTTTTACTTCTCCGACATAATATATGTCTTCAAAGTTTGGATCTTCTGTATATGAATAAACCATATAAGCAGGATCAACATAATCTACTGTTATACCATTAGATGGGTTAAAATTAGTTTTAACAGCGCCAATACCAATAGTAGTAAGATCATAATTTAATCTTCTCCTTGTAAGATCCCATTTATTTTGAGCTAATACATTATTAATAGCCTCCTCTTCTGCAATTTCAACAGATTGCTTATAAGAAAGCTGCATATGCAATTCAACTTCTTCTTTAGTTTCTGGAAGCTGATCTGAAGGTACTGGCGAATTAAAAAAGTTTTGCCCTGTAACAGCATTAGCTTTTTCAATAAGTTGCTTGCCATACATATCACGCATCATTGCTTCGGCGTAATCTGTTCTTTTCTTTAATGATTCAGGATCTTGAGCGAAAGCTTTTATATCATAAGTTTTGTTTGACATGCCGTTAACAACAATATCTACAAACTTAGGTATTACAGGAACTGGTTTCCAATCTAAATTAAGATAAGATAAATCACCATTAATAGACATTTCATCTTTGTACTTTTGAATAGATTGTTCGCCTCTTGCGTATAATCTTAGTTGATGAAAATTATTAAAATTAGTGAGATATCTATTTTGATTAGTTCTACCTTGATCAAACCACTCTTGTTCAATCGCTCTAGATACCTGAAGACCATAATCTAATGTAGCTTTTTCAGCGTCACTAACCACTTGGCTAGGAAAAGAACTATTAGTATTAGTGTATACTTTCATGTATTATATTATTTTTGACACTGATCCTTTATTGTCGTATCTTTTAATTCCTAAATTGTAAACTTTTCTGTCTGTAATACTTACAGGGGTATATCTGTTTTTATTGCAAGCCATTATAGCTAAACCAGAACTGATTGACGCATCGTGTTTTGTACGATTATTAATATTAAACCTACTCCAATCATTTAAAGTACGCTGGAAATACATTGTGCCGTAATCTTCACCATCAAATCCTACACTTGTTTCTATATAAGACTCAATTGCAGCGGCATGGGCTTGCTTAATATCCTCGCTTGAGTTTGGTATTCCGCCTATTTCTTTTTCTGTTACCGATAACTTACTATAAGTTTTATCCGGTCTATTCATTGAAAACCCTCTGTAACCTCTTCTTTTAAAATGATATAGTAATCTTGGTTTATTATTTTCTACTAATATTGGCATACCATAAAATACGCAAGCCATAAGAACGTCTTCAAAAAACATTTCCGCTGTTTGCGGTCTAGCTATATACTCTAAAAAGAAATGATTGACCGGTGCATTTTCCATACTAAACTTAGTTAACCCATGCAAAGAACCATTTGAAGCTCTAGTATCAACTGTACCTGATATATCATAAGGATCGCAACCAAAAGCGCCCATATGCTCATTACCTGGGTATTTAATACCATTCTTTACTATTACACGGTTTTGTAAATTATTAGGTGGTACCCAAGTTATTTTAAATCTCCCGTCATTATTAGGACTAAATATTACTCTTGAATCTTTAATCCCGTTTTCCCAAGAAAAGCTACCGGTAGTAACTATGCTTGTATTCCTTAAATCTTCATTGTAATCTACTTGCTCGTATATTTTTGTTAAATTAAATAAAGCTTGTTTTGTTTCATCCCTAAAGGCATGCTGCTCTGTACGAGGGAACTGCCTATAATATTCATTTAATCCATCTGGATTATCTTTTAATCCATCAACTTCATTTTGCCAATATTCAATTACCCCTTGTGTTATTAAATCTCCGTTAGGATCTTCAATTGGTTTTTTTGGAGTGTCGAATACAGGTAAGCCATAAGCATCAATGAATCCTTCGTAGTTCCATTCCATAGGTATGAACAAACTATATAATCCTGAGCGAGTCTGTCCGTTGGCGTTTCTTTTCGTAACATCTGAATCATTATATAATTTTTTAAAATTATCGCCTCCTTTGTCTAAAGCATTAGAAGTAGAGCCCATCATGCACTTCCCAATAATCCTAGAACCTAATCTTAGTGTTGTTTTTGTTACTCGCCAGTTATTTAATATGTTGTCTGGTCTTTCCCATTTCCCGCTTTCATCGTGTACTAATAACTTTAACTTTTCACCATCATAAGAGTTGTCTCCTGTATTCTTCCAGTCAATAGTCGTATCTAATCCTTCAAGCAATTCTTGTTCTTGGGTGTTTTGGATAGATTTTCTAGTAAGTCTAGATGCGGGT